CCGTTGCAAATTGTGTGTTAGAATCATGATCAATGGTAATGGTTTTCATTATGGGCGCGCGATAGCGTCTTATCAACCATTGCATCTTAATGATGATTTCACCCGCAATAGGGCGTTCTTTCCCCAAGATGTGATAGCAGCATCTCAGCGGCCGCATGTTTATCTGGATCCCACAACTAGTCAAGGAGGATCTTTGTGTTTACCTTTTGTCTATTGGAACAATGCATTACGGATTCCACAACAAGACTGGAGGAACATGGGTCAGATGAACATAAGAACAATCAACGAACTGAAACATGCTAATGGAGCTACTGACAATGTCACTATCTCTGTTTTTGCTTGGGCTGAAGAGGTCACTCTCTCCATCCCGACGGCAGGAGAACCTGGTGCCCTATCTCCCCAATCTGGGGAGAAAGACGAGTATTCATCAGGTCCTATTTCAAAACCTGCATCAATTGTTTCAAAAGTCGCTGGAGCTTTGAAATCAGTACCTGGTATTGGTCCATATGCTTTAGCAACCCAGATGGCTTCTAACACTATTGCTCGGATTGCAACTATGTTTGGGTTTTCTCGTCCAGCTTCGCTAGCTGAAATTGAACCCTATAAGCCATCGTATTTCGGGAATTTAGCGACAACCAATATGCATGACACTTCTACGAAGTTAGCATTAGATTGCAAACAGGAAGTCACTGTAGATCCTCGTGTAATGGGCTTAGGCTCATGTGATGAGATGGCAGTGAAGCATATTGCGACGCGTGAATCATATCTTACCACTTTTGGGTGGCAAGTTGCTGATACCACTGAGTCGCTACTTTGGAATTGTTTTGTCAATCCTATGTTGTGGGACAATCAGGCTGGGGGAGAAGTTCATCTCCCTGCTTGTGCTTTCGCAGCTGTACCGTTCAAATTCTGGAGAGGAACTATGAAGTATCGATTTCAAATCGTAGCTTCTGCATTTCACAAGGGACGTTTAAAGATCACATATGATCCCTACTACCAGAAAAGTAATGAGTACAATGTGTGTTATACACACATTATTGATTTAGCAAAAGAAAGAGATTTCACAGTCGATGTAGGCTGGGGACAAGGGAAATCATTTCTGAATGTTGACACACCAGATGATGTCAACTTACCTTTCGATGACAGTGTTTCGATCGGTCCAGATACCAACAACCGCATGAATGGAGTAATCTCTGTTTATGTTGTAAATGATTTAACCATTCCCAATTCAGTCGCAAACAACAACATCCAGGTTAATGTTTTTGTCTCTGCGGGAGATGATATCGAATTTGGAAATCCTTCAGCTGTCTTACTGGAGAACATTTCCTATTTCTCACAATCTGGTGAAATCTATGAACCGCAATCAGGAGAAAATCACGCTGATTCTGACAGGACTGTGGCAGAGTCCGAGCCTATAAAAATGATGGCTTCGGATTCTATGGCTGCAGATATTGATGAAACAGACAACACACTCATGGTGTTTATGGGTGAACCGATTGTATCTATGAGGCAATGCCTCAAGAGGTACAATTATCACTCGTACATCCCACGCAAGAATTTGGGCAGAAGTTGGAAGACTGTGCGGACAGGCGACTTTCCCATATACCGTGGATATGCTCCAGGAGCTATTCACGAGACGGCAGCGTTAGTTCCGTACAATTATGTCAAAACTGTCTTACTCAGTTATCTTACCCCTGCCTATACCTGTTGCAGGGGAGGATTGCGTTGGAAATACATGAGAGATGGTGCACCTCCAACCGACAGTTGGTTCCAAGTGAACCGATTTCCCGGAAGGACTGGTGCGTCGTATCTCAACATTGAGGAGCCTGTTATTACGAATGGTTCCGGATCTGAAGACCAGACAATAGCTCAAGCCGTGAGGTCAATACCACACACTTGGCCCGGTGCAGGAGCTACGTCAGTCGCTAATAATCCTGTTCTGGAGTTAGAATTTCCGTACTACTCCAATCTTCGTTTCAGACCCGCTAAACAGGGTAACAAAAGCACCACCGCCAATTTCAACTCGTTTCACACATTATCATCGATGTGGGACAGTGTTACGGGTGGCAGAGATGGCTTTCATGCCTATGTCTCTACTGCTGAGGATTTTACCCTTGGGTTCTTTACGGGTGCTCCCGTGATTTTCATTGTTGCTCAAAACAATGACCCCCCCGCCAAGGTTTAACCTTGGCAAATTGTTGCGTACCTAGCAATTCAAAAATAGGTACGGATCACTTATAGACAGTGATTAAATGTCTTACATACCGGTGGCTGGTATGGGGTTCCCTAGGGAGCAACAGTCACGCTTATTGAAATCTATCGATTTTTCCTGAGCGTGTCTAGGTAAAACCGTTAGCTA